TAAGAAAGTGTCTACACCTTGAAACGCGCCTTCCTCATTATACACAGCAGATATACTAACTGAGACAGTGTGGTTTTCTGAGTGCATTTTATAAGTCCTCTTCTATAAGAAAGGTTTTACTTTTTGTTCGCTTGCCTGTTTCTGCGAGCCACTCTTCAGGCAAGACTTTGTGAGACCACTGAAAGTTATGCTTATCACACCACTCAAAGTATCGGCTCTTTGCGCCCTTGTACAAGCGGGCATTGGCATTACTAAAGACGAAGCGAATATCTAACTCTGGATGTTGCTTCTGTATCTCTAGATGTTTGCGCCTGTCTTCGCTATCGAAGATACCCTTTGTCTCTACGATAATACCGTTATCCAATTCGAAGTCTGGCGTGTATGTACGATACCGCAGATCTCGCCACTTTATTCGTAGGGCTTCGTACTCAACCTTCTTCTGTTTTTCTTTTAAGTATGCAGCGACCTGTTTCTCCAAGCCGCTGCGATACCTACGGACGTTGTGTCGCCTCTTAGTAGTTGGCATCTTTGTTATCACCTATGTACACATAGTCTACTTCTGGGGGTGCCTTAGCTTTGCTTGACCTATTAGGCATAGTCTTCAAGGTAGGGTGGCAGTCCTTCTTGAAAGAGCAAAACTTACAGTCAATAGGTAGCACCATATTACCCGTAGTCTTTCTGCTAAACGTCTCAGGCACAGGATCGAAACACCTTTCGAAAGGCGCATCACTGTCTAGGTAGTTAGCCGTATCCTGTATGGAACCCATAACATCTTCTACGTCTACGGTAGACGCATCTACGTACTTGAACTGCCCATTCGCTTTATTGACAGCCCACCATCCGCCAACAGATTTGTTTGCAGCTACAGCGTAGCCTACCAGCTGTGCTACATACCCAAAACTGTCATGCTCTTTGAGAACATCTACTGATGTAAACTTGTTGTTATACGACCACGGTGACGCAGACTTTACGTCATCAATCCTGCCGTCTAACTCCATGTCGTACTCACCCCTGATCTCCTGCCCGTCAGGCAGTTGCAGGGTAACTGTAGCGTTGTCTTCAAACGTGACCCCCGCTGCAGTAAGCAGGCCTTTAAACACAGCCTCAACTATGTCACCCAAGATCATGTTCATCAGGAAGTAGGGCGGCAGTGCCTCCTTATTGTCTGGCTGGTTCTTTTCAAACCACAGCTGGCAGGTTGGCTTGCCAATGTTAGACATCCTTAGACGGAAGGCATCACGCCTACCAGAGCCGAACTGCTTCATCATGGACTTCTTGATGTCGGAGGCGACCTTATCAGTCACCTCCTCCGTCATAGTTGCTTCACCCGCCATAGCCTTCTGCAGATAAAGCAGCACAGAAAGTTCTGCTGGGTGCTGCGTCTCCATAACTATTCTAGCTCCTCAACTTCTACGATACTGTTGACAAGTTCCTTATCTCGGTCAGACATAAAGTCCTCGCTACTTGAAGGGTTGTTCTTCTCGTACTCACTCATCACCCAGCGGTTAGTCCCTTCGATGATGTCCTTGAAGAGTTCCGCCGTAGGCTTGTCCTTCTCAGACAAATCAACACGTTCTCCGATAGCGACAACCGGCCTGAAGTAAGATTCCCCTGAGTCTCCCAGTTTCTCTTTCTTATGTGAGAAATAAAACGTATTACAGATCGGGGGAATATTACGAGAGGCAAGGGATGTGGCCGCAGTCTTGATTTCTTTGATGCTCCTACTGTTAGTCATGTCGAAGACTACAGGGATGTCCGTGTACTCTTCCTTTGAAAGCGCATTACCTTCCGCGTCAGTAGGATTGTCGAGAGTAGCTAAGCCATAGTTTACATAGACACGTCGAACACTTGAGATCTTATCCCGAACAGACTTAGGCAAGGCAGACATATCTTCGATGTAGCCACTGGGTCGGCCTAGATTAAAACCACCTGTAGTATCTTTCAGATCTTGACCCAGCTTAGTAGAGAGAACAGTTTTCTGAGATACACGCTTGTCATTATCCCAGACGGTGTACTGCCAGCGAAACGCAAAAGGCCGGAAGGTTACAGTCTCACTAAAGACATCCGGTGTATTCTTGTCGATAGTAAGTTTATATGAACCTGCTTTGATAACAGGTTTTCGTAGCGCATCGCCATCAATGATGATCTCTTTTTCAATAGCGGTCTGCGACATCTTCAGACGCGCAAGACTTACTCGATCACTAGGCGTTGAATCAATGCCCATAAAATCCGCAATGTCAGCGATGCCCAGATCACTTAGTGTTACTTCTGTGCTCATGTAAGTTCCTTTCTGAGCGATAGATAAAGAGGCTTAGTTATATTCCTAAACGTCTTTTGTGTCAAGCCAATTAGGCCCTATCTTAGCTTCTAAAAGTAGAGGTACATTCATCTCTACGCCGTAAGCTTCTTGTATGATGTTATTCAAGTTTCCATTTAGGTTCTCCACCACTTGTATTACGCCCTGCGTCTCATCAGGATGAACATCAGCGACCAATGAGTCATGCACTGTGTTGACCAGACAGGATTGCATCCCTGCAATACGCTTCTCAAACTCTGTAAGTACAACAGGTACGATGTCACCTGTAGCGAAACCTTGAACAGGATAGTTCTTGATCTGCGTGAAATGGCTAGGCGTACCGTTTGCTCTACGCATAACATGCGGGAAAGCATACTGCCTACCGCTTACGTTGGTCACCTTATTGAAACGCAATGCCTCGCTGGCTAGTTCGTTATGCCATGCTGCAATACCCTTATACTTCTCGACAAAGTGCGTGTAGTAGGCGGCTTCTGCTTTGGATCTTCCGTATCCTGTAGCCCCAAACAGAGGTGCAAACGTATGTGCCTTAGCCTCCTGCCTGTTCGTCGCCTGACCTGCATCGGAGATAACATTAGCAGTGTAACTGTGTACGTCGAAGCCTGTTTCAATCTCCTTCATTGCAACCTTGTCCTGCGCTAAGAATGCAGCAACACGAAACTCTAGCTGTGCAAAGTCAGCCTCCAAGACCTGACCGCCTTCCCAACGAGACACAAAGACACGCTTCACAGGAAACGTATTACCTCGTGGCATGTTCTGCATGTTTGGGTTGCGACCTGAGAAGCGCCCTGTTGCCGTGATGTGCTGCGTAAGACCTACATGCAGGAAGCCGTCTGTTTTAGTAAACACCCTGATGCCATCAACAAAGCTAGACAAGTAGCTGCTCACAGCTGACAGCCTCTTCAAGTTAGACAGGAACGAGACAGCAGTATCCATGTTATTAGTGCGGGCTGTGGCGATCAGTGAATCCAGCCTATCTTTACCTGTACCAAAGCCATTTGCAGTTACCCAAGCGGCAGACGGCGCAGCAAAACCTAAACCTGCCCGTTCGCTTAACTCCTCCAGCTGATACCCACGGGCCAAACAATCCTTACACTTGTTAGGTCGAGCATACTGTGAACCATCCTTCTTTGTTTTATATACCTTCCCTTCTCCTCCACACGTAGGGCATGTAAAGCAGCGCGTCTTCTTCAGCAGGATAGAGTTCGCATCTACTGCATCCTTGAACTCTTTCTTTGTATCAACACCATCGAACTGCGCTTCCCACGTAGACTTATCTTTTACGCGACGTGAGAAGATAACATGCGACATCTGCTCAGGCGAGTTGAGGTTGATCGGCGTGTCACCCATAAGACTACGCACTTCTTTCTGTAGCGTAGCCTCAAGCGCAGCCTTCTCTTCCTCAAACTCCCTCCCGACTTTATCTAGTTCGTCCTTATCAACGGCGAAGCCTGACATGTACATTCGGGTGAGGGTTTTGGTTGCGGTAAAGGTGCTTGCTTTAACGGCTTCAAGGGAAGCACTTGCACTGTCGGCAAAGTCTCGTTCGATGCTGAGGTACAACTCGCCAGTAGTGCGCAGGTCAGCACGAAGATAGTGGCACAACTCTTGTAGGGGTATTTCATCTGTATTGTATCCTTCCTTGAAGTAACGCTTCAGCGTATCATCTTTCTGTACAGACAACCTGCGCCTCTCAGCACAGGCTGCTAGGGATAGAGGCTCTTTCTGCCCCCGCAACAATAGGTACTCAGCAAGCATGGTATCATATATGTTACCATCGTACGTAAAACCACAAGCCCACAGCCACGCTAGATCGTGCTGCAAGTTATGTCCTATGAGCAGGCTAGTCTTGTTGAGCATTGCTTGAACGAATGCTGATCCGGTGGCGTCTGTATCTTTAGAGTCCCGGTGATCCAGCGTTATAATGTGTGTCTCTTTGTTAGCATCCTGAACATCAAGCATACCTACCTGAACCAGTTTGTTCCCCTGCTCGAAGGGGTCCATGTGGTTCTTACCACCTCGCTGTGTGGTTGTGTTCTCGACGTCTAGAACTAACTTCATTTGCCTTTGCCCGGATGCCATTCGATATGCGTCTTAAGGGATGATCGCATCTCCTTCATGATAAGGTCAAGTTCCTTAAGACGCTTGTCCATCTGTTTAATTTTATCTTCCAGATCGACGACCCGGTTCTCTAACATGTGCATGTGCATAGTTCATCGCTCCTTCTGTTGTACATATCAAGAGGTATATAGGCTCCTGTCTCCATCAAGATCACAATGTATCACACCATGCCAGCCACCCTTTAGTTTGTTCTTTGCGATGTTCAGGTGTCGTTGCGTATCCTGTTCGTCGGCCCCCTCCACCTGCGGGTTCTTAGATATAAGCACCATCAAGTCAGACTCAGCTGCCTTACCTGTCTTACTGCCTTCCATCATTGATTGATCTAAGAACACCTTACCCTCTGCTGCTGCAGATAGCTGAGACATCCAGACTACAGCACACTTGTACTGCTTTGCAATGTTACGTGCGTAGATAGAAGCGTCCTTCAAGTACACATCTGTCTTGTCAGACGTCTTACTAGAGAACTTATCGCCCATATCTAGAATAACAATGTCTGGTTTCTCGTGCTTTACTACCGCCTCTACCCAAGAAAGGTTTTTGTTAGTGCTGTCTTTGATCCTGACATTTTGTTTTACTGTATCGTACCTTTCCGCTGCTAGGCTTACGTTACTGTGTACCTCATCCATCGTCATGTTAGTAGCGGCACTAAGATACCTAGCACCTACACGCTCGTAGCTTTCTTCATTACACAAGACGATACACTTAGCACCCTGATGCGCGAACCCGTCTGGCCCTGCAATCAGGGAGGCGTGAAAGGATGTCTTACCTGTGTTAGGTCTTGCGCCTACCATAATGAGATGCCCACCACTGACGCCCTCAATCTTCCTACGAAGCGATGGTATATTGAACTTCCACTGAGACTCCTGCTTGTTAGCCTCCAGCAGGGTTTCAATAGATATATCATCCCAGTCTACACGTATGCTAGGCGTGAAGTCATTCTTATAGTCGTCTAGCAAACGACGCAAAGGTTCCAGACTTTCTTCTTCCCCGTTCACGAACGAGAAGCCCATCTGCGCTACCTGCTCGCCAACATACTGTTGAAACAAAGAGCTGAGTGCATCCTCTGCGATCTCGCCGTGGATCGCCTTAGTCGATTGCATCTTCCTGAACAGATCATCATACGAGACTTTGGTCGCAGTCGTCATCGTCTTATTGGTTGCGTGAAACACAGCCTGTAGATCTTCTGTCGTTAGATTTGCCTTGTACTTCTCCATTGCTAAGTCGAGGCAGTCCTTGATCTTACGAACATCCTTCGAAAAGATTTCAGGTGGGCATCTCAGGCCTCTGTTCTTCTCGTAAAACTCTTTGTTGAGCAAGGCTTTCAATAAGCCTAGTTCCATTGTCATGCGGTCTCTCCTTTATTTAAAGGTTCTGTTACCAAACACCTCAGCGTTACCAAACACCTCAGCGTTACCATACACCTGAGCGTTACCAGACACCATAGCGGTATTAAACACCTGAGCGCTACCAAACACCTCAGCGTCACCATACACCATAGCGTAACCAT